TATTATGCAGTTTGATCTAGAGTATGACAACCTCCTGATGTCATCCATGCGTGGACGTGCTGGGCAGGTTGTAGGACAAGGATTCTCTGGGTCTAAGGTGCAACTAGGTGTCAAGATGTCCACCACAGTCAAGAAGACTGGGTGTGCAAACATGAAACAGTTGATTGAGGATGACAAACTCATCTTTAACGACTATGATATTATTGCTGAGTTAACTACATTCATCCAGAAGGGACAGGCATGGGAAGCCGAAGAAGGATGTAATGATGACCTCTCCATGTGTTTGGTCATATTCTCTTGGTTAGCGACCACAGACTACTTCAGAGAGTTGCATGACAGCGATGTCAGGACGCGAATGTATCTGGAGCAGAAGGAAGCGATTGAAGCAGATATGGCACCGTTTGGTTTTATGGATGATGGTCTTCAAGAAGAAGTAATCGTCGATCCACAAGGGCAGACATGGCATAATGCAGAAAGAGAATCTATTGCTGAGTATGGTGACATGTCTTATATGTGGGATTATCGATGAGTGAATTTATTTCTGATATAGATGAGGAGATGCCCAAGCTTGATAAGCATGGGTTTACAATTAGACCACCAATTAGCGATACTGAGTTAATCATTAGATGTCTCAATAATGCTCCTTGTGGATGCGACAAGAAACAAGTTGAGCGGTTGGTAAAAGAATGGACTTTGAAGACAACCTAGACCTAGAAGAGTTTCTATTTGTAGATAGGCAGTGTCGTAAATGTCTTCGCACCCTGTCACTGGTAGATCATTTCTACAAGACTAGACCTGATAGAGGCAAGAATGTCTCAGCGTATTCTTATACCTGCAAACAGTGTCAGGTAAAGCGTAATGCTGCCAATAGGAAGAAGAAAAAGAAGTGGGTTACTGAGTATCCTGACTGGTGATTTCGTCGTGTTTACCCTCTGAAAAACCACGTTATTCTAAATAGTTTCAGCATCCGACTAGGAATCTAATCAGGAGAATCTAATGGCATCAACACAACTTTCACCAGGGGTTGTTGTACTTGAAAGAGACCTTACCTCAGTAGCCAACGCAACAGTTGATAATGTTGCTGCTATTGTCGGCTCCTTTGAAAAAGGACCCGTTGAGGCAATGACTCAGATCACGAGCGAGCGTGAGCTCCTCTCGGTCTTTGGCAAACCAAACGAGTACAACTACGAATACTGGTTCACTGCAGCACAATTCCTGCTGTATGGCGGCACCGTGAAGGTGGTCCGCGCAATGAATGACTCACTTAAGAACGCAATCGATACTGCACAGTTTATCGTTGCAACTTTTAGCAGCACTGACACGACACTTACTGTCGCTTCAGCAACTGATCTGGACGTTAACGATCTGCTCCTGGTGGACGCAGAATTGCTGACTATCCAAGCAGTTTCTGGTAACGACGTTACCGTGCTTCGTGGTCAACTCGCAACATCTGCTGCATCTCACGCTGCTGCTGCTCCAATCACTTTGATTGAGCCTGCTGGCACATCCTCTACTATTAATGAAGGATCTACCTTCACTGACGCAGACGGCACTCTGACTGTGACCTCTGCATCTACTCTTGGTGGTGGCACGAACTCATACATCAGAGTTGATGATGAGATCATGCAAATCACTGGTGTTTCTGGTGACAACCTTAACGTGACTCGCGGTCTGCTCGGCACTACTGCTGCTGCACACACCGATGGATCTACTGTCTCTCTGCAACTGGTTACAGCACAGAAGACTGAGATCAACGAGACCACTGCAACTGGTATCACTGCTCCCCTCATCAAGAATGATGACGAGTATGAGACCAACGTTGAAAACGCAGCAAACAACTGGAAGTGGGCAGCAAAATCTGCTGGTCTCCACGGTAACTCCATCCGCGTGGTGATGACCGACGCTGGTGCTGATCAGGTGTTGTCTTTGGCACAACCTACTAGCACTGAGTGGCAATTCACTAACGGTGCTGAAGTTGCATACTCTGCTGCTAACATCTACGGTAAGGTTTACAACTACGATACTATCGTAACTGTTGTTGACGACGCTACTCTGATTGGATCCTTCGAGAAGGACAACTACATCACTGCTGTTAGTGGTGGTGTTACTGGTCGCGTTGTTGCTTACGATCCTGAGACTCGTAAACTTGAAATCGCTATCGATTCTTCCTCCGCTGACGTGCTGGAAGTTGGTGATACCATTTCTGAGTTGGCAAACAACAGCAACAGTCCTGGTAGTGCAACTGGCGACGCTGCTACTGTTGAGGCAATCCGTAGAGAGTTGAGAGTTTCTCTCAATCCTGGATCTCCTATCTTCCAAGCAAACCAGAATGTCTCTGACGCAAACGCCGCTTCTGTGTTGATCGCAGCAGTGGAGAATGACTACGACACCCGCCTTTATGGGGTGAATCAGAGATGGTCCAACATCGCTCCTCGTCCTACTACATCCGCATGGGTGGAAGACAGAGGCGGTTACAATGACCTGATGCACATCCTGGTCCTTGACGGTGACGGCAAACTGACTGGTACTCCTGGCGCTCTCCTTGAGAAGCACCTCAACGTATCTAAGGCAACTGACGCCAAGTCTCCTCAGGGTGATAACATCTACTACAAGAATGTTGTTAAGCAATTCTCGCAATTCCTGTATTGGGGATCGCATGAAGTTAACAACATCTATGATCGCGACACTAACACTTCTGGTAGTTTCGGTCTTAGTGGTGTTAACAGAGAGTTTGACCTGATTAAGTCTGACAACTCCCTCAACAACCTTGATGACCCAACTGGTCTCAACCCCCTCGCTGTGCCTCTGGTTGGCACAAAGGGTCGCGCAACACTGCGCTACTCTCTCCAAGGTGGCGTTGATGGTTATACCATCTCACGTCCTAACATCTTGGGTGCATACACACTCTTCAATGACGCAGAGACTGTCCAGATTGACTACATCTTGATGGGTCCTGGCATGAATAGTCTCAATGATACTGTTGCTAAGGCACAGCACATCATCGGCATTGCAGATGCTCGTAAGGATTGTATCGCTTTCATCTCGCCATATAGAGGTGATATTGTCGGACAACCTTCGGTCCCACAAATCGTGTCTCGCACAATCGAGTACTTCGATCAACTCGGATCTTCCTCCTACACTGTCTTCGATAACAACTACAAGTATATCTACGACAAGTATAACGATGTCTATCGCTACATCCCTTGTAACGGTGACATGGCAGGTCTGGTCCTCAGCACGACTCTTAATCAAGAGCCTTGGTTCTCACCCGCTGGTTTCAACCGTGGTAACTTGAGAAACAGCATCAAACTTGCTTACTCTCCTCTGAAGGATCATAGAGATCTTCTCTATGCAGCAAGAGTTAACCCTATCGTCGCATTCCCTGGTCAGGGTATGGTCCTCTTCGGAGATAAGACTGCACTGGGTTATCAGTCTGCTTTCGACAGAATCAACGTCCGCCGTCTCTTCCTCGTTATCGAAGAAGCGATTAGCAACGCTGCTAAGACTCAACTCTTTGAATTGAATGATGAGTTTACTCGCCAACAATTCAAGAACATCGTTGAGCCTTATCTGAGATCTGTCCAATCACGTCGTGGTATTGTTGACTTCCTGGTTGTCTGTGATGGCACCAACAACCCTGCGGAAGCAATCGACCGTGGTGAATTCTACGCTGAGATCTTTGTGAAACCCACAAGATCCATCAACTTCATCACCTTGACCTTCACGGCAACAAGGACTGGCGCAAGCTTCACCGAGCTCGTCTCCTGATCATCTAACCATCTAACCCCCATTACATAAACATCGGAGTACTTCACCAAAATGGCTGACAAATACCCAGGGCAGACAGAAGGCAAGATGGTCAATGCACCAATCCTTGACTTCAGAAACAGAATCGGGGACCTAGCCCGCCCCAACCTTTTCCAAGTGGAAATTGGTTTCCCAGGCATCGTCGATGAGGGCACGCCCGCATCGGGTGCCACACCTGGATCTCAAGAAAAGCGTCAGCAGGAAACTGCTGGTGCTTCCCAGGCAGGATCATCTGCCTCATCTGGATCTCTCGCAACCTTCCTTGTGAAGGCAGCAAACATTCCTGCTTCTACAGTGGGTGTGATCGAGGTTCCTTACAGAGGTAGGACACTCAAGATCGCTGGCGACAGAACCTTTGAGCCTTGGACAGTTACTGTCCTTAACGACAAAGGATTTGCACTGCGCTCTAAGTTTGAAGAGTGGTCCACTAAGATCCAAAACCTTCAGCAAAACCTGCAGACACCTAAGACCATCGCTGAATATCAGTCTAGCGCACTTGTGCGTCAGTATGATAGACAGGGTGGAGTTGTTAGATCGTATCAGTTTGTTGGCATCTGGCCCTCAAACATCAGTGCAATCGACCTTGCATGGGATAGCAACGATACTCCTGAAGAGTATACTGTTGAATTCCAGGTCCAGTACTGGACATACGCCAACGATAACAACGCTGGTAATACTGTTGATGCGTGATTTCGTCGCGTATAAATAATTGATAATGTATAGGGACAGTTGAATGTCACAACTATTTGGTTATTCCCTAGATCGAAAGAAAGGTAAGGGCTCTGCGAAGGGTCCTTCTTTCGTGCATAAGGACAATGACGACGCGGCGCAACCCATTGCTGCTGGTGGACATTTTGGTCAGTATGTTGATCTGGGAGACTCGGCAAACAAGTCGAGCGATGTCGATCTTATCGGTCGGTATCGTGAAATGTCTTTGCATCCAGAAGCGGATGCAGCAATTAATGACATTGTGAATGAGGCAATCGCTGGAGATCTTGACGATCACCCTGTTGATATTGAGCTTTCTAATCTTAAAGTGTCTGATGCTTTGAAGACACGCATCCGCGAGGAGTTTGACAACGTACTGTCACTCCTCGATTTTGATAGAAAGGCATATGACATCTTCCGTAGATGGTATATTGATGGTCGCCTCTTCTACCATAAGATGATTAACCCTGATAATCCCAAGGAAGGGATTACAGAGTTGAGGTATATTGATCCTCGCAAAATCAAAAAAGTTATCGAGTATGATAAACCCAAGGATCGCATTTCACCTGCAGATCCACAGGTTAACGTGCTGATTCCTAAGGCAATCGAGTATTATATTTACGCTCCTAAGGGTCTACGCGGTTACGAAAATAATGGAATCAAGATTGCACCTGACGCAATTTGTTTTGCCCACTCAGGACAACTTGATATGCAGCGCAACTATGTGTTGTCGCACCTACATAAAGCAATTAAGGCACTCAATCAGCTGAGAATGATTGAGGATTCCTTGGTCATCTATAGATTGTCTCGCGCTCCTGAGCGTAGAATTTTCTATATTGACGTGGGTAATCTACCCAAACAGAAAGCTGAGCAATACCTCCGTGAGGTGATGTCTCGCTACAGAAACAAACTTGTATACAATGCAGACACAGGCGAAATCAGAGACGACAAGAAATTCATGTCGATGCTCGAAGACTTCTGGCTCCCAAGACGTGAGGGTGGACGAGGTACTGAAATCACTACGCTCCCAGGTGGACAAAATCTTGGAGAGCTTGAGGACGTAAAGTATTTCCAGAAGAAACTTTACAGGTCACTGAATGTGCCTGAGTCACGTCTGGAATCTGACTCTTCTTTCAACGTTGGTAGGTCTGCAGAGATCACTCGCGATGAAGTTAAGTTTCAAAAATTCGTCGTTAGACTCCGCAAGAAGTTTGGCGATCTGTTTAATGATCTGCTCAAGACTCAACTTATTCTGAAAGGTGTCTTCACACCTGAAGAGTGGGATGATGCTAAAGAGCACATTCAATATGATTTCATTGCAGACAACTACTTCTCCGAGCTGAAAGAGCAGGAGATTATGAATGCTCGTATGGCACTTCTGCAGCAGATGGACCCATTCGTGGGTAAATACTTCTCGCTGGAATACATGCGCCGTCAGATCTTGAAGCAACCTGATGCTTTGTTTAAGGACATTGATAAGGATATGGAAAGAGAGATTGCGGATGGTAAGGTCATCGACCCAATGACAATGCCACAAATGGAAGTCGAGCAAATGGCAATGTCCCTCCAACCTGAGCCAGTTGACCCTCAGCAACAAGCTATGGATCAATACGCGCAGCAGGGAATCGATCCTGCGGATCGTAAAAAAGGAGATTTCTAAATAGTATTACTGAATTCTAAATAATTATGCCAACCCAATCCGCGCTTGAGATCGTCAACGCATTGTTTGCAGGTCAAAAAGATCTGTCAGACTACGTTGATTCTGCTATGAAAGTAGTAGCGGTTGATCAAATTGACGCAAAGAAACAAGAAATCGGATCCTCCATGTTTAAGGAGCCCGAGGAAACACCTGAAGTCGAAGCATCTGCAGAGACCGAAGTAACTGATACACCACCAGAGGAAACGACAGATGAGACTAATCAGGGAGGAGATTGAATCCGCCAAGGTAACAATCGTCGAAGGTAAGAATGGCGCGAAGCGTCACTTTATCGAAGGCGTTTTCTTGCAGGGTGAAATCAAAAACAGAAATGGTCGTATGTATCGTGCAGAAACCCTACAAAGGGAAGTTGCTAAATACAACGAGCAATACATTACCAAAGGTCGCGCACTAGGTGAGTTGGGTCATCCCGATGGTCCTACTATTAACCTTGACCGCGTGTCTCACCTTATCACTTCTCTGCAAAGAGAGGGTAACAACTTCGTAGGTAAGGCAAGACTTCTCGATACTCCTATGGGTAACATCGCGAAGAATCTTCTTGACGAAGGTGTAAAACTAGGTGTATCTTCCAGAGGTCTTGGATCTATTAAGGAAGAAGGTGGTATCAAAGTCGTCGCTGATGACTTTATGCTCGCCACTGCTGCCGATATCGTCGCAGATCCTTCTGCCCCTGACGCTTTTGTCAACGGGATTATGGAAGGAAAAGAGTGGGTCTATGCTGGAGGCGCAATCCAAGAGCAAAGAATCGAGCAGATTAAAGAGAGAATTGATAACGCACACCGTAATCAGTTGGATGAATTGAAACTTTCCGCGTTTCACTCCTTCATCAAAAATCTTTAATCTATAAATAACTATAGCAAATATCGCACGTTTGTAAACCAGGAGACAAAATGTCACAAGAGATTGAAACAACTCTGGATGAATCGAGTGTAACCGCTGGCGCAAAACCTGCCGAACCACAGCCCAAACTGGGCGCTGACGGTAGTAGTCTCGCTGGAGTACAAGATCTCGGTGGTCCAACCCCACAGAATAGCAAGCCCACGGATGACAGCAATAAGTATAAAACTGTTGCTGGTGGAAATGCTGCTGCACCCACAACCAAACCCTCTGACGCCTCTGGCGCTAAAGCAGAATTTGCTGCTAAGGGTGATGTGAAGGCAGGTCACGAGCCCGAGGGCGATGTGATTGCTGAAGAGCCTCAGGAGACTGTGATCGAAGTCGATCTGTCTGCTGATGTCGCAGCTCTTACCGAAGGTGAAGAGTTGACTGAAGAATTCAAAGAAAAAGCAAAGACTATCTTTGAAGCAGCAGTCGTATCTCGCATCAACGAAGAGTTGGAGCGTATGCACGAGGACTACGCTAAAGTCCTTGAAGAAGAAATTGAGTCTGTTAAGTCCGACCTCGCAGAAAAAGTCGATGAGTATCTGACTTATGCGGTTGGTCAATGGATGACTAAGAATGAGCTCGCCATTGAGCAAGGTATCAAAACCGAAATGGCTGAGTCCATGCTTACAGGTCTCAAGCAAGTTTTCGTGGAGAACTATATTGATCTCCCCGAAGAAAAAGTTGATGTCGTCGAAGAAATTCAGGCACAACTCGATGTAATGGAAACAAAACTCAACGAGTCTATTGAAGAAAATGTCGAGCTTAATAAGAGCGTCGGCACCTATATCAAGAATGGGATTGTGACAGAGATCGCTGAGGGACTATCGCTCGCTCAACGCGAGAAGATTGTATCCCTGGCGGAAGCTGTTGAGTTTGAAAATGAAGAGTCTTTCCGTGCGAAGGTCTCTACCCTCCGTGAATCGTATTTCTCTACCAAACCTGAAGCGACTACTGTCACTGAGGATGTTGAAGTTGAGAATGCTCCTGTTGGAGACGCTATGGCAGCATATGCCCAAGCGATTTCTCGCTGGAACAAGTAATTTACCCTTTCATTTAACCTAAGAGTCTAAAATGTTTAACGCAGAATCACTCCAGGAAAAGTGGAACCCCATTCTTGAGCACAATGAGCTCGATCCTATTAAGGATACCTACAGAAAGGCGGTTACCTCTGTCCTCTTGGAGAACCAAGAAAAATTCCTCAAGGAAGAGCGCGGTCTGGTAACAGAAGCAGCTCCTACTAACTCCTTGGGCGGCACTGGCTTCTCAGGTGGCAGCACTGCCACTGGTCCTGTTGCAGGTTTCGACCCTGTGCTGATCAGCCTCATCAGACGCTCCATGCCTAAGCTTATTGCTTATGACATCTGCGGCGTGCAACCAATGACTGGTCCTACTGGACTGATCTTTGCAATGCGCTCCACAACGGGCACCAACAGAGACATCGCTAACAGTGGTGTTGAGACTTTCTTCAACGAAGTCAACTCCGAGCATTCTTCCGAGAATAGCGCAAACGGTCTTGCATCTAACACTCAGACTGGATCTAATCCTGGTCTGCTTGCTGATGGTGCTGGTCAGTACACCATCGGTGGTCAAGGTATGACCACTGCTCAGTCTGAAGCACTGGGTGATGGCGCTTCTAACCACTTCAACGAAATGGGTTTCTCGATCGAGAAAGTCACCGTTACTGCGAAGTCAAGAGCTCTGAAAGCAGAATACAGTCTTGAGCTTGCTCAGGACCTTAAGGCAGTCCATGGTCTGGATGCCGAAAGCGAGCTTGCAAACATCCTCAGCACTGAAGTGCTGGCAGAGATCAACCGTGAGGTTGTCCGTACTGTTTACAAGATTGCTCGTCCTGGCGCTCAGAACAACACTGCAACTGCAGGTGTGTTTGACCTCGACGTTGACTCCAACGGTCGCTGGTCTGTTGAGAAATTCAAAGGTCTTCTCTTCCAAATTGAGAGAGACATGAATGCTATCGGGCACGAGACTCGTAGAGGAAAGGGCAACATCCTCATCTGCTCTGCAGACGTTGCTTCCGCCCTGTCTATGGCTGGTGTGCTTGATTACACCCCTGCTCTGTCTGGTAACAGCAACCTGCTGCCCGACGACAACAGCAGCACCCTTGCTGGTACGCTCAACGGTCGTATTAAGGTCTACGTCGATCCTTACTCTGCCAACGTTTCCGATGCTCACTTCTATGTGGCTGGTTACAAAGGTAGCAGTGCTTATGACGCAGGTCTCTTCTACTGCCCTTATGTGCCCCTCCAGATGGTCCGCGCTGTGGGTCCTGATACCTTCCAACCAAAAATTGGATTTAAGACTCGTTACGGAATGGTCGCTAACCCATTCGCTGAAGGTCTTACTCAAGGTCAAGGTGCTCTCACCGCTAACGCTAACCGTTACTACAGACGTGTTAAGGTTACTAACCTCATGTGATCAGAGATCACAATCTTCACAGAGACCCTACGGGGTCTCTTTTTTTGTCTCTGTATAGTTACGTTAAAAAGTAAGGAAACTTAGTTACGATATCAAAACAAACATAAGTAGTAGTAGCAGATCGGAGGATCAAATGGACCCAAACCTTTCTTGATTATGAAAATTTAATTGTTTCTAGGTATGGTAAATGCACAATCTGACATCAAGAAATCAACTCAATGAGTGGAGACACTTTCAGGAAACTGTAGAGGAGGAAAGCTTGAATGATTACTATGAATGTTTAATTGAGTGCGATATCTCAAATCATACATCCTGTAAAAAAATCTGTAAGGAGTTGCTTATATGAGAATGTCCTAACAGTAAACCCTATAAAAGCACCCTCAGCGGGTGCTTTCTTGTTAAATACCTGTATAATGTGAGGGTAACATGCCTAGGGCTAGAATGCGAAAGGTTGATCTCCTTGCCAAGATATACAAGCTGAAGACAGAGCTATATAATGGTAAGTATGAGCATGAGAATGGTGAGTGGCACGATGGTGCTCATCACACACTCAACAAAGTACTTGAACATCTACAAGAGTATTCAGAATGAAAGACCTCGACTTCATCGATGACTTCCTTGACGCCAAAGAGCGTGGAGAAAAGTCTAAGAATATCACAGAAGGTGATGCCAAAGACTGGGAAGACTTCTGGACTAGGAACGATGAGGATGGCAGAGATTAAACCATCACACTACATTACGGAGGAAAAATGCAAGGAGATGATCGATGATGCAATACGACGACATAATCGTAATGCTTCAATTATCTCAGTCATTGTTGGCTGGATTGTTCTTGCACTTTTTGCTGAGGGTCTGCTTCGACTTATTGGAGTCATAGAGCCCGTATTCCCTTGGTTAGATATACATACTTTGCTATAAATACTAGGACAAGATATCCTAAGACACATGGCAACGTGGAATAAACAAATTGAAAACAGGAATTTCCTGTCACCTATTGGGTTTAGGTTTACTCTTGCCAAGTATCCTAAGGTCGCATACTTTGCACAGTCTGCGAATATCCCACAGATCACATTAGGTATCCAACAGCAACCTACACCCTACAGAGCACTACCTCTGGAGGGTTTTATGACGTACGATCCTTTTACGTTGTCATTCCTTGTAGATGAGGACATGACTAACTATATGATCATGCACAACTGGATCCGTGCTCTCGGCACACCAAACGATACTATAGAGAGACGTGACTTTAGAAACAAGATGGTCGCACTCTTTGGTAATGATGACCTGTATGCTGACGCAACGTTGTCAGTGCTCAACAGTAACTTCAAAATGAATTTCAACGTCCAGTTTGAGGGTCTGATTCCTACTGGGTTGAATGCACTAGAATTTAATGCTACAATAGATGGCACAGAGTATGCCATGGCGCAAGTTACCTTCAACTACATGCGCTTTGAGATACAGGATACTGTCAACTACACCCGTGATAAGCGACTAACTAAATGAATCT